TAGGCTACGTTAGCCATTTCTGCCGATTTGTAGTTATTGCTTGTATCGTCGAATACAAACGACGGATGCACGCCAAAGAAACGGCAAATCTCACGTACCGTAAATTTGCGGCTCTCCAAAAACTGCATATCGGTGCTGCTTAACGAAATCTGCTTAAAGTCCACCTGGCCGGGCAAACTCACGATATGCTCACCGTGTGAAAAACGGCTGTCAACATCTACGGCGGTTTTCTCTAACTCTTCGTCCTGATACTCACCAAAGCCCGTAACGCTCTTATCGTTGCTGATAATACCGCGTACATTACCACCGTTGGTAAATCGGTTTGCGGTCTCTTCGTCGCCCGCTGTTGCTATCGTAGTAGTGCGCCTGGCGTGTTCTATCACGCTCTCACCTCTTCGCCCATCTGCGCTATGCAAATACAGGTGTATAATCTCGGATTCCTTGAAAGTGCCGTACACGCCGCTGTACGGATCGCATACGGAATAAAGCCCGTTTAGGGCATCGTGGGTTACGGTGTTTTTGCTGCACAACGCCAGGTCTGTTAGTTCGCCCAATACGTAGCGTGGATAGATATAGGCGTTACCCTCTAACAGCATCAGTTTAACCGCCATACTCCAAAAGTCGAAAATTGACATTTCGGGTTGAGGCTGTACAGATAACAGATAATGCAGAGGGCTGTTTATATCTTCCTGGTAACGATCATTCTTTAGTTTGAGGTACTGCAAATGCAGTCCGGCTACGCTATCACTCAAAAGCTGCACGCAACGGTACACCGTAGCAATCGCCAACGGCTCCCCGTAGGGGTAGAAATAGTATTGCAACCCTGCGCCCGTGCGTGGGTTCGTACGCGTCTGCTTTGGCGTTGCCTGGGCTGCGCTATCTTCGCGTCTGGGTTTCCAAAACTTTAGAGTTTCAAGCCAATTAGCCATAAATAGATATATCTTTTGGCGCAAAGATACACCTATTTATTGCAGCCTCAAAACTGCAAACGGCGTACTATGGTACACTACGGTGCAACGTGGTACATATTTGATTTTATTAAGAAAATAGTTTTGGCTACTCTCTCCAAATCTTATAGTAACGCCAATCTATACAACCCTGGCTGCACTCACAAACGCTACACCCTGATACTGCACAAGTGCCCTGATCTCCGCTTTCCGGCTGATAGGCCAAACAGGTACGACAAACCGCTACTTTCATAGATCGTTAGTTTAGGGTAGGGCTGTAGCCCTACCGGGGTTAATACTTCTTTACTTTGCCAACCTCAAAAGAATATTCAGTAACCTTTATCTGGTAATCTTTCATCTGATCGTAGGTAACGCGCTTGTGGTTAGTCCACTCATACTTATTACTGAAATCCCAACCCTCTTTATTTGTCAGGATCACGTCTAAGCCATTTGCAAGCTGTGTAGTCATTACCGCAAAGGCACTCATAAACTCATAGCCACCGTAGGCCATATCACGTACACCCGTTTTCTTATCGAAAGAAAACACACACCAATTACATTCGCCCTTAGTCTCTGCCAGGAACTCGCCAACCATTTTCTTTGTAACCTTTTTCATAACTCTTATATTTTTGCTGTTAATACTCTGTGATCTCTTTTGGTAGGGCGGGGCCGTAGCCCTCACCCTGGTTAGTACTAATCGTTAGTGATATTCAAATTAGCCATTTCGTTAGCGTCGAAAGTGTAGCCGTACTTTGCCATCGTCTTAACCGCTGCACGCTTCGCGCCTGATACCGTCTTATAGAATTTACCGATAGTAAACCAATACTCGCCATCCTGGATAGCAAATACCATAATCTCATCTTTACGGCCACCGTTCAAAAAGAACTCAACCGCCTTACGCTCTGAATTGTTGCACTTGATCGTTGTCATAACTCTTATTTTTTTATTGTTATTATCTTTATTTCTATGTTACAAAGGTACACAATTTTCTGCACTTTTGCAAGTTTTGGGGGCTATTATTTTCTATCCTTTAACATTATTTAATATAGTAAATACTATACTTTTTGAAAGAAAACACTATATTTGCACCCGAAAACCTTTAAAAAGTAAGAATTATGCGAATAAAAGACGTATTGAAAGAAAAAGGGCTGAAACAACAGGACTTAGCCGAAAAGATGGGTATTAGCCTGTCAGCCGTTAAACAAATGCTCGGTGCTGATTCCCTCACCACCTCAACACTTGAAAGGATCGCGGCTGCTGTAGATGTACCCGTGTGGCAATTCTTCATCAGCCCCGACGATCTGGCTAACCAGGTAGGCGGTAATTCGTTTTGCTGCCCTCATTGTGGCAAACCACTAAAGATAATGGCGGGCTAAGTACCCGCCACTTTCTTTGTTTACCGTTCAAAGGTGTAGAGTTGGCCCAAAGTCATAAGTACGACTATCACACCATCTATCTTACGATATTGGGAAATCTTCAACGGCTTCTTATTCTCCAGGTTATCTTCATCCAACACGCAATTTGTCAGGCAATAGACGTTAATAGGGTTATCGTTCAACGTTATACGTGGTGGATCATCATACGCCAACATTTCAAACGATTCTACGGGCAAATTGAAATTGCCGTAAGTCTGGCTGTATGATTGCAGCTGCTTATCACCACCCATAGCGCGTAGTATGTTAACCAAATCCTGGGCCTTATAACCGTCGTAGCCGATACGTATTATGTTAAGCACCTTAGATCGTGCCTGTATATCGTTGGCTATCTGCCTTACGTCTATCTTACGGCCCTTACAGAATTTCAAGTGCCCCTGCTCATGCCACAAGCGGTAAAGCCTTTCGTTGGGGTGCCCTTTCAAAGCACCTACCGGGAAATAGTAATCTACGTGGCTGTAGAAACGTTTGCTTTCGCGTACATAGATCGTGTAGGCTACCGCGCTGAAATCATCATGCACCGATAGGTCGAAAGCTACCGCGCAATCTGGACGGCCCTTAACACCGTCAATATCAAAGTTACCCGTAAGTGCCTTTGCATCTTGATAGCCAAACCAGGTTTTTATCTCATTGACCGTAAAGATGTTCAACAGCTTAGTGCGAAACGCCAACATATTTTCGGCTGATAACTGCGCGTTCTGCCACTCGATTTCGTAGTAGTCCGGCTGCACCGTAATGCCCAAATGGGGCTGCACCTTTCGCCAGGTTCTTGGGTCGCCCTCTTCATCGTCGGCATCTGGTAGAAACAGATCGGCAAACATAACGTCGTTTTCAGCCTCACCGCGTAATACCTTTTTCACGCCCTCCAATTCCTGATAGCACGGCCCATCTATCACGTCGCTTGCCGTAGTGATAATCACCGTTAGCGGATTCTTACGCGGCCCCATAGACGTAGTAAGCACATTCTTTAGGTCTGCGCCGTTCTTGTTGGCCGTGTTACGTGCCTGGGCGTATTCGTCAAGTATCGCCAGGGATGCAAACAGGCCGTCTTTGGTCTGGGCATTGGCCGTTAGGCATTGTGCCAGGCTCTCACGGCCCCGATCCTTGAAAGCCACCATTTCGCGGTTAATCCTGAAATGCTTTTGTTTCGGGTCTAAGTCAAACATTATTAGACGTATCTCATTAAAGCATTTTTTCGCCTGATCGTAAGAGTTAGCCCCTACGTAAGCCTCTGCGTTGTAATCGCCAAACAGCATATCGTCAACGGCCAAAAACGCTGCAAAGGTGGTCTTACTAAACTTACGGGGGACAAAGATATACACTATACGGATCAGCCTACGGCCATCAGGCCGGGCAAAGCCAAATATGTTAGCGAATTGGAATACCTGTACCGGGGTCAACTTGTAACGTTGCCGTCCCGTCGTACCGCTAAATCTTAGTTTCTCATACAAACGTATTTTCTTCTGCACCCGCTTTGCTTTCCACTCCCACCTATCAAGCATCTGGAAATACCTACGTATCTTCAAAAGCTCATACAGGTTATGATCGTCCGGGTTGCTGATTACGTCTATTACGTACTGACGTAACCGTTTGTCGGTATCTTCAAGTGCGTACGCGTAATCAGCCAGATAACCGTCTAAGTTTGCCTGTAGTTCCGCTGCTACCTGCTGCTTATAGTCTCTTTCGTTTCTCCTTTCTTCCTGGGTCATAGCTTAATACTTTTTGCCGTGTAGTCTCTGACGCTGCGCGTTAAATTCCATCTTACGTTTAATATGCCACTCAATATCAAAGCCTATTTGTCTGGCCCATTCCTCAATATAGCTGATACTATCTATTAGCTGTATTCTGTCAGGGCCTAAAATGCCATATATCAGATCGTAGGCTTTTTCGGTAAATAACTTATCGGGTTCCGGCTTCGGCCAAAAACCATCACCTAACCGCATATCTGGGTACTTCTCACCGATCAGATCAAAGATACGTATTACCGCGTCTGCCAATTCCTCTTCAACACTGCCCTTTATGTAGGTTTCGTAACGCTCTGCATAGTCTGGATGCAGCCAGGTATTTTGTGTAAAGCCTATCATATCGGCCCTGTAATCCTTACGGTCTGCCTCTACCGCTTCCATAACTTCACTGACAACCAGGCAAAGCCAATGGGCATCGCTTTTCTTCTCATCGTGGAAACCGTGCGCCGTTGCTATCTCATGCGCCCGGATTGAATACATTTTGATTTTCTCTAATTCCATTTTGCTATATTTTTAATCGTTACTATCATCGTTAAATTCCTCCATGAACTTTTTAAAATCGTCGCCGTCTGTCTTACGGTCTTTACTATCGGTATTCATACCCAAAGCCCTTAACGCCCTCTGGCTCTTCTCTACAAAGTCCAAATATAGCTTTTCCTTTGGGCTGATACTCTTACGCTCGTTACCCTCCCTGGAAACTTCTACGTTAATGGCATCGTGGCCGTCTGC